ATTAAAGGCAGTACTACTGACAAATTAAATGCTCGTAACAATGACAAGCCTGATGAAAATTATGACAACACGCCAGCTGATCCGACTGACGTACCAAAGTTTGATCCAAATAAAATGTCTGATGTGATTAACAAAGTTAACGATTTTGATTATACTCCGCCAAACAGCGGTTCTAATCCAATGCCATCAAAAGAAAAGAAGAAAGAAGAATCCTCAGATCCTTTAGCAGCTTTTGAATCTAAGCTATTTGCCGATTACAAAAAATTTGTTGCTGAAGGTCCAAAACCTGAAGACGTCCCTGCGTTTATCCGTAAGTCAAAAGAGCCCGGCAAGGCTGCTAATAAAGAAGCTAACGACAAGCGAAACGAAAAGGTTGGAGCTAAAGTTTTCTCTAGCCCAAGAAAGTAATCCATTCCGGATTAATCAAATAGCACCTTCGGGTGCTATTTTTTTTGGTAAATATTTTTATGGCAGTTAACAAATACGACAACTTAATTAAAAAGCCTTACTCTACCCAGCAATGGACAGAGCAGGACATTGAAGATCTAATGAAATGTTCTGACATGCAGATCGGCCCCCACTATTTTCTTGACAACTTTTTCTTTATCCAGCATCCAGTCAAGGGTAAAATGAAGTATGTACCATTTGATTATCAAAGGCGCTTGATCGATAGCTATCATGATCACAGATTTAATGTGAATTTATTACCGCGTCAAACAGGTAAAACGACTACTGCGGCAGGATATCTGTTATGGTACGCTATGTTTATTCCTGACGCTACTATTTTAGTCGCTGCTCACAAATATACAGGTGCCCAGGAAATTATGTCGCGTATTCGTTACGCATATGAACTGTGTCCTGATCATATTCGATGCGGTGTAAAAAGCTATAACAAACAGAGTATTGAATTTGACAATGGCTCTCGTATTATTGCTCAAACGACTACACCAACTACTGGTCGAGGTTTGTCGTTGTCATTACTATACGCCGACGAGTTTGCGTTCGTCGAACCTAACATTGCCGTTGAATTCTGGACTTCTATATCGCCTACGCTAGCAACTGGTGGTAAAGCTATTATCACATCGACCCCGAACTCAGACGAAGATCAATTTTCACAAATTTGGAAAGAAGCTAATAAAAAGTTTGACGATCACGGCAATGAACAGGAAGTAGGACGAAACGGATTTTTTCCTTTTAGAGCACATTGGTCAGAACACCCTGATAGAGATCAAGCATGGGCTGACACTGAAAAAGCACGTATCGGCGAAGAACGATTCCGGCGTGAACACGAGTGTGAATTTTTGATCTTTGACGAAACACTGATTAACAGTCTTGTACTTGCCGAAATGGAAGGCATTGACCCTATTATGAAAATGGGGCAAGTTCGATGGTATAAGAAAATTGACCCTACTCAAATATATTGTGTAGCACTCGATCCTAGCCTAGGTACGGGCGGAGACTATGCTGCTATACAGATCCTTGAAGTTCCTAGCTTTAAACAAGTGGGCGAATGGAATCATAATACAACTCCTATTCAGTCACAGGTTAGAATATTGCGAGAAATATGTAAATTTATCGATAACGAATGCATGAGTTACGAAAATCGAGGACAGGTTTATTACAGTGTAGAAAACAACACAGTAGGTGAAGCTGCCATTGTGGCCATTAATGAAATGGGTGAGGAAAGCATTCCGGGAATGTTTATGAGCGAGCCTATAAAGAAAGGGCATGTTCGTAGATTTAGACGAGGATTTAACACCACAAACGTTAGTAAGATTTCCGCATGTGCTAAATTAAAACAGTTAGTAGAACAGAAAAAATTAAAGATCAGTAGTAAAGCGCTGATTAGCGAGCTCAAAACTTACATTGCTAAAGGCATTAGTTTTGAAGCTAAAGTTAACGAAACAGATGATTTAGTTGCTAGTTTGTTATTAGCTATTCGCATGATAGGCATGTTAGGCGATTGGGATTCTGCTATCTACGATAAAATAATAGAAGATAGGCCACTAGATGATGCAGACCTGCCGATGCCTATCTTTGTGAATCATTTTTAATAAATACGCTAATGAATATCATCGAAATTATTGCTCAAGACGTTTTTGATAAAGTTCGCAGCCGTTTCTCTAATGTAGAAATGGGTGACCAAAACGGGTCTATAACTGTTAACCCAAAAGACGCAAGGTTTTTCGACTTTGATTTTGCTGTAGAAGGCAATACTCTAGGTCGAGTCAGTGTTTCCCTAAATGAATTAGGTAGCCTAAAGATTTTTTATAGTCAAGGAATCACCGAAGGCGTTGACACTATTACTATAGGTTTTTGGTACGACTTCTTGCGAGAAATGAGATATTTTGCCAAACGCAGAATGTTACGCTTTGACACACGAGACATTACCAAGGGCAATTTAAATAAAAACGATTATCAATACCTCGCCCAAAACGGCACAAAGGAATCAAATATGAACGAATCATCTATGTACGGCGGTCCAAAAACCAGTTTCCGTAAATTAGAAAATACTATGTTAAGAATTCGACATAGTAAAGTTGTTGACGAAAATCAAAAAGGCTCTCGCAGCAGAAATATCAGCGCATTGTTTGTTGAAAACTCCGAAGGTGAAAGATTTAAATATCCTTTTATTCACCTAGCAGGAGCTAAAGCGATGCAAAGGCACGTAGCTAACGGTGGCCGCCCTTATGACGAAGCAGGAAAAGCTATTATCGGTATCAGCGAGCAAATTGCTCAACTAACAGCATTTAAACGTCATGTAGGTCATCATGACGGCATGAATCAAGAAGTAAACGAAATCGTTGAACGTAGTCAGTTAAAATTAAACGAGCTGAGAAAAGTTATTGAAAATTTAGGCAGTCAAAAGTATTACGAATCGTGGGTTGAAAATCTTAATCCTGCCCAGGAGGACGGATTTGTAATGGATCAAGCCACAATGGAAGACTATAAATCTAAGTTTACTGTAAGAAATTTTAAAGAAGACCTTGCTCAATACTTTCCGCTAATTCATAAAATTATGCAAGAAGCTGGAGAACTTGATCTTGAAGAAATGGTAAAAGAAGGTAACGATGAATCGGGCGATTATAACGATTCGTTAGCTGTAGAGGATTTTGATCAATTCGAATCTTGGGCAGATGCTGTCACAGAAGGCACGATCGAACCGGATACGTTAATGGCTCTTAAGGATCTAATTGATTCTGGATTAACACTAGGTGCCGACGGCACTAGCGCCATTGAAGCACTTCAAGGCATTGGAATTTACGACGATAAATTAGAAACCGCTCTAAGTGCAGCAGCAGAATTAAATGCCGAATCTGATCCAATTCCTACAATCATGGCATGGTTACAAACCGAGGACCCACAAGCTGCCGCAGAACTGTTTAGTGGCCAACAAGCCGAGCCTGCTCCGGCACCTGAGATGCCAGTTGAGCCTGCTCCAACACCCGGTGAAATGCCCCCTGCCGAACAACCGGTAGCAGAATCTCCAGAAGACCGAACTAGCTATCAAGTTGCTAAAATTCTTTTTGACAAAGGCATTAGATATGAACCGTCAAAAGAAGACGATATCATTAGTGCTATCGGAATGGTACTAGTTAAATCTCTCAACATGAGCCCAAAGCAGGCCCGACACTTAATTAGCTATGATGAAGATTTTGTTTCCGATACGCTTGGCGAATTGGGCAACATGAACGAAGAAGACATGTCTAACGCCGAACCTTCGCCGGAAAAACCTAGTGTTCGTGAAATTGCCGAAGTGGTAAAATCATTCTATGACAGAGAAACTGGCAAATTTCCCAAAGGTGAAACAGGTGTTGTTACTCATTGTAGGAAAATGTTTGGAGACAAAGGCGGCGCTCTAGCCGAAAGACTAGTGGCTCATTTAAGTCAACAAGGACAGGCTAAAGAAGCGATGTCAGCAGCCCAACAGCAGTTTGAAGACATCAAGAAACTAGCTGGATTGGCAAAATAAAATCAATTTACGCAATCGTTGAGGTTGCGTTGATAAATAAAACTGTGTATAGTTAACGCTATGCACAGTTTTTCTTTTTAGTCA